TAAGTTTTTTCATCTGCTTTTACTATATCAACAATAGTAACACCAGGAACAGCTCTCATATCGGATAAAATTTCACCCATAGGTCTAGCATCACTATTTACAACCATTCTACCATAAATTAGGTAAATGTTTGGATTATTTGATTCTTTTAATATGTCTAAAAATTTAATCACGATTTATGTATTTTCAATTTTAATGTTCCTGTTCCTTTAATGACACGATGCCACTCATGTCTTGGTATAAATATGGGGCAATTCATAGAAGTTGGTAATTGATTGTCAAGTTGTAATTTCCAATCTGTTTTACCAATTATTTCAACTGTTCTATTTTCATCATCCCTATGCCACATAAGTTCTATAGGATCTATATTTTCGTTAAATTCACGAATAATATATTTGTCTGTAGTCTCTATGTCTTTATATGGTTTATTCATCATAGTTAAATTTGGTAGCATTTGCTGCAGTCCATCTATCTTGATTTTCACATATCCATGTTTTTGTTGAAAATTTAAAATATGGAATTTTTAAATCAGTTGATGATGTTTGAGATTGATGTTTCCAAAGTATACGATTATTTGGTTGAGCGGCAAATTGTCCATTATCTAATTTAATAATATTAAATGATTTATGTTCATTAGGAGTTTCAGACCAAGAAACATCTAATTCATTTGGATCTGAGGAGCAGGAATCAATTGTAAATAAATAATATCCAGGAGCTTTACTTTTATCTTTCATTACTACTTCACATCTTGCATTTCTTAATCTTTGTTTTTTAATAACAGTTATATTATATGAAAAACAATCCCAAAGTTGTAACCAATCTAAAGGATATAATTCATTTTCATTTATATCTGTTTTCCAAACATATGCATGTAATGGTAATTTATCATATAATGCTCCATAATCATGAATAAGTGATTCAAAGTATAATGCTTGATTAGGAATTGATTTAGTAGATATCCAATGAGCCGATTCAAATTCTCCTTTTCCAAGGAGTTTATTGTTTTTATCTAACTCAAAATCATATAAAAATTCTTTTTTTATAAAAACCTCAATTGGAGGAATATTAGCTACTAAATAGCTCATTTATTTTTATTTTTTATTTCTAATTAATAACTCACCTAAAACCTCTAAACGACCAACCTCTCTTTGAAATTCGATTTGAGTCATATCTAATGATATTTTTTTATAGGTTTCTTTAAATTCTTTTTCAGCTTCTTTTAAGTCAAGCTTACCTTCATTAGCTTTTTTATAATAAGGAGCTTTAACTTTAAAATGATGCCAAGTTAAAAGTGCTAAACCACCTTTTTTTTCTGCTGTATCAGCTATTTTAGCGGCACCTTTACCTCTAATATTAGCAAACTCTTCAAAAGTTTCTTTAAGCTTTTTAGCTTCACTTAGTAAATCTATTAATTTAAGCATTTTAATTTATATAAAGTAGATTCTATTAATTCCATAACAGTATCAATTTGGTTTTGCAGATATGAATCTGTTACTCCATCTCTTAAAGCACAAACTTTACTAACTAAAGCTTCAAAATAAGTGATTACTTGGTTTTTATCTGTGTATTCTAAAATACCATAGTTAGAGTATCCTTTCAATACACCGTATTTACCTTGATAAGATTCTACTAAACCATCTACTAATTCAATTATTTCATCATAATAATCATTTAATGCTTTATGTTCAGCAAATGATGTTGTTTGTAAATGAAATACATGTGCTTGTGTTCTAGAATGAAACAAGAAAGATATTAATTTTGCGAAATTTTCCATTTTATATTTTTTTATTTTTATTATTACCAGAATCCTGTAAATGAGCTTTTTAAACCTAATAATTTAGCATATCTTGGTAATCTACAAGACCAATAAGATGCTTTTGTTTTGTCTTTTTTATTAGCACAATCATGTCTTTTAGCAAATGCTTGACGTGCTTTAGGATCATTAATCTTTGATGATAATCCTGTTGAATCACCAAATGATACTTTTTTAACTTTACCTTTATCTTTTACATAAACGTAATATTTTTTACCTGAAGCACCACCACGTTTTGGTTTACCAATTTGTACTTTTTTACCTTGGTATTCTGCTTCGTTAATTATATCTTCTTCAATCATAGGTAAATCTAAAGGAACTTTTTGTCCTTCAAAAATACCATATTCACCTAAATGTGATTCAGTAATAATTTCTTTATCAACACCATATACATCTAAAAGATTACGAGAATATAAGTATCTAGCTTCAGCCCATAGTTTTAAAAACGCTTCTGAGCCATAACGGAAAGTGTTTTCAGTAAGCGGTTTTTTATTGTCTATATGGTATTGCATGTTTTCAGTCACCATAATACGTGACTTAAGATTTTCATTTAATATAGGCGCATCAAAACATTTAGCTGTGCCTTTACAGCCACAACCACAATCTTGTTCTGATTTGTGATTTAATAGAGCTTCTCTAATTAATTTTTTTAAATCCATAATTATAAATATTATCCAAATAAGCTATAACTTACCTGAATTTCAGCGGAGCTTACTCCTGTTGTTTTTGCTACTTTTTCATAAGATTGAGCTAAAATAGTTCCTTTAATATCTTCAGGAATCTTATGGAACATTATATCCGAAGAATCTGATGGGATTATATTTACTACATAATTTCCAGCTCCTGGTTTAAGGCTTAATTTATTAGAAACTAATACGGCCATAGTAGCTTTAGCTAATTCTTCAGCAGTTCCATTAGGAACTAATGCTAATAAAGAATCAATTTGGCTTTCTAATTGTTGAAATATTTCATACCCTCCTAAAACACTTTTAACATCCTCTTTAGATAATATCTTTTTAGTATCTATAACTTGTTCAAAACTCTTTTTTAAATCTTCAGTATTAAAACTAACCTCAGAAACGAATTCTTTTTTACCTTCAAAAGCTGAAGTAAGATTAAGAACTCCAAATAATCTAGTAATAAGTTTTCTAGATTCTGTATCATCTTTAAATTTACCTAAATTAATTTTTGTTGAATGAGAAGGATAAGATTTAACTTCTACCTCTTTTCCATCAATTTTTAAATCAGCAGCACTTCCTCCTCTATTTTCTTCTGCTCTATTAGCTGGAGAAGCTGGGTTGGCATAATTAAATAACCAGTAAAGTGAAATTTCTCCATTACCTACACCTGCATCGGGTTTGATTTTAAATAATTTATTAAATGGTTCTTTATCAGCTGATTCTAGGGTTAATTTTCCTCCATTTTCTGGGATTGAATATGAGCCTTTAACAGCAGGAATTTTACCATTAAAAGTATCAGAAATTAACTTTTCATATACAGGAGAATTACCCTCTGTTATATTTAATCCTTCTAATAATTGAAAAAGTAAAGCTTTATCCTGCTCATTATTTATGTCAGGATATCCTTTAGGAAATTTATAACTATATCTTTTAAAAAATAAATCTATTGCGTTCATATTAGGCTGCTTCTTCTTCACCTTTTTTAGGTGTTTCTTCAGGTGCTGGCATTTCTTCTGGGCTTACTTCGGTTTCACCTGCTAATTCTTCAGGTGTTTTTTCTGCTTCCTTCATACCGTAAGATAATATTCTAGCTATTGCTTCGGTTGCTGTTTCTCCTTCACTTAAGTTTAATAAGTAATATTTTTTACCTTCAACTTTAGCAATCCATGTTCTTGGGGTGTAAGTTAAATAAAATAATTCACCATTTCCAAGCATAATGCGAAAAGTAGTTGGCTTTGGAGCAACCCACTGAATATCTGTAATAAATAGATCGTATTGATCGGTTAATAAATCAATAATAGTTTGTTTAAGGGAAGGAAATTTTAATAAGACAGGAAACTTTTCAGCATCAAGAGACACATCTGTTCCTTTATCAATGTCAACTGATTTAGAATCATTATAGCTTTGTTTAACTATAAGTTTAATTTTATCTCTTAATTCGTTTTTAGTCATTATTTACCTTTTTTAGCTAATACTTTTTTCAAAATAGCTCCGGCAACACGTTTGCCTGCTTCTTCTGAACCATATTTTTTCTCTGCTGATTTTTCAATTTTTTCAAATCCAGGACCTTTTTTACCAATATCGGTTCCTTTTTTAAAGCGTTCTTCTTTTAATTTAGAAGCAATAATTTCTGCTAATCCTTTAGCTTTTTTAATAGCTTTATCTCTTGAACCTTTATACTCTTCTTCAGATGATTCTATTTTACCATCACCATCATAATCTTCTTTAGCTTTTTTTTCACCTACCATATAAACTTCAGATTCATCTTCATGAGATTCTTTATCTGTTAAAGCATCTACAGCAGCATCAATTTTAGGTTCATTGATTTCAAATTCTAAATAATGTTTAACACCTGACATCATGTTTTTGGCTGTTGTGATTTTTGATTGCCACCAAGCAGGAAAATCTACTTCTTGATTCATTTCATCATACTTTTCTAACATAGAGTATAATTCCATAGCGTATTTACCAATTTGGTATAATTCACCTTTGATCATATGTGGTTCATTATCTTCATGACCTAAGTCAATATCTTCTTTAACTTCTTCTTTAGATAATTTACTGCGAAGATCGTATGCTTTTTGTCTAGCATTATCTCTTTCAAGATATGATTTTGAAGTATCATCAGCTATAGCCATTAAGGCTTTAATTTCAGGAGTATCTTTAGTGCTATCCCATCCTTTTGGAGATTCTTCCTGCATTAGGGATTTTCTAACTAATTCTTTTAAGTCTTGTTGTTTCATTTTTTCTATATAGTTTTTAGCGTCTTTTACTGCTTTTCCTACTATAACCTGTTCGGCATTTTTGCCGTAACGTTTTACCAATTCCTTTTTATTACCCATCATTTTATTGATAAACTCTTGTCGTTTATCTAAAAACATGTCTTTATATTTAGAACCTATAGTAGAAGAGTCCTCATCAGCAGACAAGAACTCTTTTACGATAGTTTTCTGTTTTTTGTTGGTCATTATTTAGCTTTATCTTCGTCGATAGATGCTTTTCTGTACTCTGTAACCAATTTCTTGATTTCGCCTAAGGCTTTACGAGCGCGACCGTGAGCTGCTTTTGAAGTTTTAGCATGTTCTGCTTTAAATTCTTCAAACAACACCTCGATTTTTTCGAATAACTCTGTTGTGTTCATAATATATAAATTGTTGTTTTATTTTTGTGTTATATTCAAAAGTTGAATCATTTCCTTATACTTACTTTCAAGTGCTGAATCAAGTTTTTCAACTCTTTCTGTAGGATCTAATTTTCCTTTACCAGCTGCTAATTTAGCTAATTCTTGTATTTTAAATAATACTGATTGGATTAAATCTATTTCAGCATTAGAACCATTAAAGTAAGGATTTTCTAATTTATTTCCTAAAGCTTTAATAGCATCATTATATTTTCCATAAGCATTTCTAGTAATATAGTATTTAGCTATAGTAGTAAGTTCATCTTCAGTAGGTTTCATTGCTTCTTTTAAGGATTGCATTTTTTCCTTATATTGAGATTCAGTAATGATACCTGCTCTTTTTTGTAATAATAAAATTTCTGTAGTATTTTCCATAGTTTATGTTATTGTTTTATTTAATAATACCTGCTCTATGTTTTAATTTGTTGATGAATGCTTCATCTAATTGTTCAGCTACTGGTGTTACGTCTTTATTAGCAACATGTGTACGAGTAAAGAAAGTAATTGTATTACCAATTTGGTCTGTTAATTTTTCATCACCTAATTTTTGAGCGGCTGCTTGAGCTTGTGTTAAAGCATCTTGAATAGCTTTAATTGTAGGATCAACTTCAGAAGTTGAAACTTCAAAACTATCGCTAGTTGGAGTTTCTTCAGCTGAAACTTCTATGTCAGTTGCTTCAGGAGCATCTGTTGCTTCAGTATCTTCTTTTTTAGCTTCTGGGAGAAAATCATAGTTTAAGTTAGTTACATCTATATTTTCTTCATTTAATTCAGCTAAAATCATTTCTTTGATTTTTGTTTTTAAAGCTTCTTTAGTCATTGTTGTTTCTTTATTTTCATATGATCTTCCATATCCCCCTCTTCCGTAACCATAAGGGTATACTACATTTGAAGAAGGTTCTGTTGAATTTGCTTTTTCTATAACATCTTCAATATCCTTTTTTATTTGATCTAAGGGTTGTTTTTTTATAAACGGTGTTTCTTGAGAAGCTACAAATTCTATTACTTTTTTTGTATCTTCGTCTGTTCCATCTAATTTAAATTTTTCAAAATCTGTTGATGGGATTTCATAATAACCGGATAAAGTTTTAATTATTGCTGCTTTATTTCCTGATGTTTCTTCTAATTTTTCTTTTTCGATTTTTTCGCCTGCTTCAACACCAGCACCATATACGTCTTCTTCACCTTTATCTTTGGCAGTTACATCTTTAGAGCCTTTTTCTGCTCTTTTGAATTCATCGTATCCTTCATCTAATGAAGAAAAGAATGTGGCTTTATTTTCAGCTATTATCTTTTTTAAGTCAAATTTTGTCATTATAGTGTTATTATATGTTATAAATATGTTAATCTTTATTATACGTACCTTTTTTGTACTCTGCTTTTTCTGTGTTTTTTACAAATTGTTTACCTTTACGAGAACCAGCTGCTTTTTTACGTGCTGTTGCTGCTCTTTCTGCTTTAGATAATGATTGAGCTTTTTTACGAGGTAAACAACGAGTTGTTGCTTGGCCTTTAGGCATGGTACCACAAGGACCAGTAATATTACCTTGAGTATCAATACGTACCCAGTCTTCTTTTTTAAACCAGTCACGTAATGATTCAGATACTAATTCTCTTAATTTGTCTAAGTCCATTATTTTTTCTTTTTTTTACCTGACATCAGGCCTTTACATACTTTTACAGCACGACCTGAAAGATAAGCTGATGATTTTTCACCTGCTGCTTTTCTTCTTTTAATATATGCTTTACCAGCAGGACATAATTCTTCGTTAATTTTATCTAATACTTCAGTAATTCTTTCTTCTAAATCAGGTCTATCTACATTAGTTTCTACAACTCTTACACCATTAGATAATAAGTCCCAATAAAGATCATATACATCACTGAATTCGGATCCTTGATATAGGTTGGCTGCTACTTTTTGAATACCCATTGTTGAATATTCTTGCTCCCAAACTTCTAAAGCTTTATTAGCATCTTGTCCTGATACTTGAATATAATATTGACCTACATTTTCTGCTTCATCCATTTTATCTTTTGAAGTATCTTTAGCAGCACCTATAATCTCATCATAATCCTCCATTTGTAAAACATTTACTTCTTTACTTAAAGCGATTGCTTTTTCAGTAACATCATGTAAGTCCATGTCTTGAGATGCATCTTCTCTAGCGTATTCTAACATACGAATAAACAAAGGAACATCCATTGTGATTGTATCAATAGCATCTTCTGATTGTTCTTTTACTGATTCATAAGCAGTAGTTGCTGCTCTACGGCTTAAAAAGAATTCTTTTAATTTGTTTATGTCTTCCATTATTTTTTAGTGTATAAATAATCTGTTAAAAGAGAGCCAATAGCACCCACTTTCTGTCTTATAAATATCCATTCTTCTTTGGTTAATTTATGTTCTTCGTTATTGAATGCAATTCCCATTAAACCAATAAAATGGTCATCTAAATCATCTATAGCAATCATATAAAATGATTTTGTGTCAAATTCTTTATGAAATAAACTTAAATCATATGTTTCGTCTTTTTTATAATCAACAATGCTTAATTCACCATCTTTATATAGTTTAGATAATGCTTTTGGAAATAATGATACTGGGATTTGCTGGAATATGTGTTGAATGGCGTTTGTGTTTGGTGATACTTTTTCATAGAATAAAGAAAATTTTTGTATCGATTTTCCCGTAGGATAAAAATGACCACCGTTATGAAACTGTCCTATCCATATTCTATCACAGCCTATTTCATCCATCATCATGTCTAATTGATGGTCAACTAATTCATTTAAATCAATAGCTTCTTTTACTGAAGATATTTTAGGTTTTGATTCTAATTTGTTTTTAAACCAAGTCATTAATAAAGGACCTATTACAGCGGTAATAAGGGCTACTAATATTGTAGTTAACATTGCTAATGTTGTCATTCTTTTTTCTGTTTGTTTAAATATTCTAAAGCTTCTTCTTTATATTTTAACAACTGTGCTTTACCATTACCATCCCATTTTTCAATATCACCAGCTTCGGTAATATATTGGCTTTTTTCATTAATCATTTCATCAAACCAAACCTCAAAGTCTTGAATTGTTCCTTCTAAGTGTTGGTTGATTACTTGTTTTTCAAATTCTTCTAATTTACCTTCTTTACGTAAATTATGTTCAAAATCTACTTGACAATTAAAACAGTGTCCATACATTATAAACCATTTTTTATCTAAATGTTGTTTAGTTGCTTTAGAACATTTAGGACAAAATAAAGGTAATACAATACCTTCTTTTGCCTTGTCAAGTTTAGTAATATTTTGTTTTACACCATTTTTGATAGTCCATTGTCTACCATCCTCTTCCCAAACATCACCTTCATCATGGAATTCTTTTGCTTTATTATAACCTGTTCCCATAGTGGTTTTTTCTCCATACTTGCCTTGAACAAGGTTACGAAGACGTTGTACGTCACTATGTTTGAACTCTTTTTTTAAAACCGTATCTTTTTTCATTATTTTAATAAACTTCTTATTTCTGATTTAATAATTTCTTTTAATTTAGATTTAGTTATTATTGATTCAGAAACTTCTTTTTCAGAAATACTATAATCAATACCAGCACTATCCATTACTGTTTTGATAATCTTTTTAGTTAAATCTTTTGTTGGATTTTTTCCTTTGGGGAAAACAAGCATATTATCTTTAACATCATAGCTTAATAATGTAGGTCTGCTAGTTAATGATTTAACTAAGTCATCTATAGCTTGTTTTGTTTTAACAGGAAATGCTTCTCCTCTTTGTTTTTCTAAAGCTTTACGTTTTACTGGAACTGATGGTCCAAAGTAATCTTCAATTGCTTTTTCAATACTGGCTTTGTTTCTCATGTTAGAAACATAAACACCATAATTGTCTATATTTTGTAGAGCAGCAACAGCATCATTTACATCACCAGAAGGTGTTAAAACGATATCGTAATCTACTGCTAAACGTGAAGATGGAGACATTTCCTCTTCTTCTTCTCTTAATTTATAAGCCATATTGTTGTAATTGTTTAATTGTATCTGCTGTGTTCTTATGTAAAATTCCTATACCACCTTGTGAACGCCATTGTTCTACATTATCTACTCTATCATCAATAAGTATTCTGTTTCCACGAGAATAATTTTGTTTAGTTTCAGCTGAGGTAAGGATTAGTTTAGTTCCAGGTAAATTATTTTTTGCCCAAATTCTTTTTCCTAAACGTGATTCGTTGTTTTTAGAAGGGGCTGATAGTAAGGTTGGGTTGTATTTACTAATATACTCCCATAATTGTTTTCCATCAGGCATCCAAGACATTTTAGACCAAAATTCAGTACCTATTTCACCATCAATAAAATCCCAAAATTTTTTAGTACCGTATTTGGCCGTATAATCTCTAGTTTTTAAATGTTCAGGGTTTAAATCTTCAAATCTTTTTTCAAAATCAGTTAAAACACCATCCATATCACAATAAATTTTAAATTGTGATTGAGGAGCTTCAGTTGCTTCTTCTTTAATTTGTTTATATAGATCTGTTAATTTATATTTAAACATTTTTAATATTATATACTTCTTGTAAAACTTCTCTTTTTACTTTACGTTTTATAGCTGACCAACGTTCGATTTTGCTTTTAGAATTAATATCTAAATTTTGCCAGTAATATAAAGCATCCTCATATTTTTCTTTTCCATGTCTAACACTTTCGTTTATGCTATGTTTATATGCTTCTTCTATTGATTTCATTAAAATAAAATCTTCATTATCATTTTTAATTAAATATTGGTTATTAAAAATATTTTCTAATTTTTCCAAAAATGATTTAGATTTATAAATATTTAATTTAGCATTTTTACCACTTTTATTTTCGTTTCCTGAAATAGAGATATAAGTTGGGTTTTTGGTGTTTATAAAATCTTTTAATACTTTAAAAGAAGTAGTTGTTATTTTTTTCCAAGCCTCGGGGGATGTATTTTTGTTATTGTTTGTGAAATTCCAATGTATTGACCATTTATTTGAATCAGGTTCATCTAATCTAAAATAATATTTTGCTTCAATATCTTTTCCATCTCCTACAATATATTCTAATGGAGATATTTTTTCAATATTAGATAAATCTTTTTCAAACAATTCTGTTAAAACATATTGTTTATATTCTTTTAAATACTTTTCAGATTTAATACTATCCTCCCAATTACGTAACATCATATTACCTTTTTCATATGCTTCTCTTTCCATTTCAGGTAAATCACCACCTTCGTTTGTGTTAGTAGTGTTAATATTATCTAATTTACCTTCTAAATTTTGCATATGGTGGATCATTTCGTGAGAAAATGAACGTAAAACATCTTTTGGATGTCTGTCCATTGTATATAAAGTAATTGATTTATCAGCTGGATTGTAATAGGCTGTTTTGCCTAATAAATTAGAAGCGTTTTCTTTATCATTGCTTATGAATTTTACTTTAGGTAAAGGTTTAATATTCAGTCCATTGTCCACCATATACTTGGTTAAAGATACGATTCCTTCTTTAAGATCCCAAGTTTTTTCGTTATTTTCTTTTATAAGTTCTACTTTATTTGAGATATCTGATGGTAATGATTTTAATATCATTGAATAAATTTTTTCACGTTTTTCGCTTGTTGGATTAATAACTAATTTATTTACTTCAAAGCGATTTGTAAAGTCTTTAATAACATCAATAATAGTTTTAAGAATATTTAAAGCATTACCTTCACCTGTCATTTGAAAAGTATCAAGTTTAGAACCGTATTTATCTAACCCAAAAGAAACATCAAATGTTTTTGCTTCAGGATTATATTCACCTGAATAAAATTCAACTCTATAAGTATTATCGGGAGTAGAAAATTTATATTCAACTGTAATTAAAGAGTTATCTTCATTATCATATACTTTATCTGAAACTTTAAATTGGTAACTCTCTTTTACAGGAGCAAAACCTGAGCCATAAGGCAAAGCTGTACCTGCTTGTGGGTCAGATGCTTCTTTCATTTTACGTAAACGTTCAGTTTTTTCTTTTGATGCCTCTTTACGAGATTCAATATAGTCTAAAGCACGTTTTAATCTTGATTTTACTTCAGGATCTTTTGTTTTATTGTAAGCGGCTCTTACTCGTTGATGAATTAAATTAATTATTTGAGATTGACGAGCATGTGATTTAGCTTTGAAAGATTCTTTATTTAAAGTATCAACTATATCTTCTTTAGTTTTAAATTTAACATGAACTGTATCTTTAGGATCTTCATCTGTGTATAATCTACGGCCTGATCCTTCAGGCTTTTTACCAGTTCCTACTTTAGGGTCAGGTTGCTTTTTTCTACCTTCTTGTAAATCTTCTACTTTATCAACAGCTAAAATATAATTTTTTATATTATCTATACCACCATTTTCATTTTTAAAGAATATTCTTTCTTCTTGTTCATCATAATCACCTGTAGCATTAAAGAAATCTCTTCTTACACTTTCAGGTTCATCATCTAACCAATCTAATTCCCAAGAATCTTTAATATCCCATCCAGGAATATAAGCAAAAGGTCTTATTTTATATTTGTTAGACAATTTATCTCCATCTAATGTAATTCTATATTCTGTGCTTACACCAAATTTAGATCCTTTTTTATGAAAATTTTTATCACGAGTAAAGGAAATATAATACAACTCATTACCTAAATAATTCTCTTCAGAGGCATTTATTCTATTAGACTGAAGGATACCTTTTAATCCATTGGTTGATGTGTAGTGATATAAAAGACCAACTTGTTTACCTTCGTTTAAATCAGGATTATTATCATGTCCACACTTATGACAAGTATATAAATCATCTCCACCATCCTCTATTTTCCAATGCCATCCACAATTATCACAAATTACTTCTGTATCTGTTACTGTTTCTTTAATAACAGGAGAAACAATATTCCATATTTGTTCTTGTTCTGGGATATTAGGGATGTATTTTAAGAATTCTTCTTTATTGTTAGCTTTTAAGGCTTGACGTGCTTTAGTACCACTTGTACTATTATCCGTGTTAATTATTTTTACTTCTATGTTAGGATATTTACCTACAGATTTAGTTCTTTCAATAATATCTTTTACATCTTCTTCATTACCTTCTCTAGTACCTAAAATCCAATATACTTTATCTTTAGGATTGTTTTTAGCATAGTCTAAAACAGCTTTAACAGGAGCTACTGTCGTTTCTATTTTAACATTGTTAGGAAGATGTTTTTTGTATATGTTCCAAATATCTAAAGATTCAGCTTGAGTAATACCATCTCTAACACCACCACCAACAAAAACTATTAATTCATTTATATCAGGAAATTGACTTAAAGTATTTTTAACAACTTCAAGATGACCTGCTGTGGGTGGTTTAAATCCTCCTCCAAAAATAGCTACTGTTTTACCATCACCATTTAATAAATCTTCTATTAATAATTTTACTAAGTTATTCATTAATTATTTTTTTATAAAATTGGTGATTTTAGATTTAGCTTGGTCTATTGTATCAAAAGAAGGAATATTTTGAATAATGTCTTCAATATCCTTATTTATTTGTTCTTTTTCTTCTTTAGATTTAGCCATTTCTTCAGGTGATTTTTCTTTACCTTTTGCTTTTGCTGTATCTAAATAGGTTTTTTTAATATAATCCATGTCAAAATTTTCAATAGAATCTTCAGGATTATTATTAATTATCACCATATCATCACCAAAAATTTGTTTATATAAATCTATATTTTTATTTACATCGCGCCATGTACGAAGTACAATACTTGGTAATAATGATCTGTCTCGCTGTTTATTACGTTCTAATGACGTTATAGGCGAAACATATATCATAACCATAAAAGTATCATATCCTAAATCTTCTAATTCTTGTTTTTTCTTTAATAAAGGACGAGAAGCAGCTCCTGTTCCATCAATTACTACATTCTGAAGATTTTTAGTCAGTTCAGAATATTTTTCTCTAGTAATTTTTTGAGCTTGTCCCATCATTTTGGCTGCTTGAGATAATTCTTCAGGGCCAAAATCTTTAAGATTCATACCTAAGCCTGATGCTTTAAGTAATTCTTCGTAGGTATCATCTACGTTAAGATTAACAAAATTAGAAGGGATTATTTGTTTAGATATAAAAGACTTACCGGATCCTGCTGGACCTGCCATAAAAATGGCTTTTGGTTTGCCTTGTACTTCTTTCAATAAGGATATCAGTCCAATCATGGATATAATTTGTCATAAATATAACAAAAATAAGTTAGGATTCCAAATTTCTTTTTACTACTGTTCTGAATTCAGTAAATATAGGAGCATGAGTTGGGTTTTCTAGATCAAATAAACGGCGAACTGTGTTAAATATATCAATGTTTTCTTCAAAAGTACGGGTTGGTGTTACAATTTCCCATCCTTTACCTTGCATTTTATCTTTAGCGGCTTTACGTTTAGATGATTTTAACCATAAAATACCATAATTATCTACTGTTTTACCAAAACATTCTTTATAGCATTGACCATAAACTGCTGTTTGTAGTTCATAAGTAGGCTGGATGTGATTAGATGTTTTTAAATCTATTAACCATAATTTGTCTTCTATTTCACATATTAAGTCACAGGTACCTGCAATTTTTAATTCATCTGAAAATAAATGTACTTCTGTTTCAATTAGTTTTGGATTATATGTTTCCCAAAATTCAACAAAACGTAAAAACATTTGCCATACTTCAGGATTGTATTGTGGACTACCATAGTGATTTAAAAAGTTTAATTCTTCTCCGTTTAAATATCTTTCAACCATTTCGTGAACCATTGTTCCTTCTTCGGCTGCTTTTTTAACAATATATTCGGCTGAATAACCTACTTTTTTTAACCAATCTTCAAAAAATTTACCTTTTGGATAGTAACCTAAAACATAAGTTACTGAAGGATAATAATTACCGTTTCGTCTGTAATAACGAGAATCTGGTAATGTTACTTGTTTGTGGTCGTCTGAAATTTCCAGGATTCTATTATAAGAATGTTTGATTTCTGTCATAAGAATAATTTTTTCTCTAATAAACTAGAGAATGTTAGTGGGTATGTTTCTTGTATTAAATTAGTGAAATTCTTAAAACCCATTTCACTTGGGTCCTTATCCTGCATGTCTACAAGATAAACTTCTTTGCCTTCATTCATTAAGCGCTCACAAAAACTTAATGCTTGTTTTTGAGCGTCTTTATCTAAAGCAATATATATTTTTTCAACGCTTGACATTACAATCTTCTTCATCAAGTTAGATTGTATATTTTTGCCTAAAAGCGGGATAGCATTTCTTTTAATGGCTATGGCATCAAATGGTCCTTCACACAATATAAACGGTATTTCCCAATTAATAAACAACTCAAAAGGTATTATATTACGTGATACTGAAGGATTTCTATATTTTACTGATGGTTCTTTTTCAAATGATCTTCCAGTGAAATAATTCAAATTACCATTTTCATCATACGAGGGAATAATAACCATTTTAGCATATCTTCCTGTTTCACAGTAACCAATATTGTATTTAACAATATCTTCCTCATTTATGTTTCTGGATTTTAAGTAAGTTAAAGCATGTCTTCCTAAAATATCTGTTTTAGATACATTTAAAAGTGATTTAAATTCTTTAGGTAATGATACTTTTTCTTCAACTACTACTTCTTTATCATTAAATTCAGTTTTAACAATGGATCTTAACTCAGCCATTGTATTTGAAGGCACTTGAATGTGTTTAAATATTTGATATATTTTTTTACCTTTACGGTCACAAGCCCAACAATGCCAAGGGTTTTCTCCCTTTTTATTTTCAGTAAAATTAATTTCTAATTTAGATTTGTGGTGATTACAAAATGGACAATGATAAGCATAATTACCTCGGGCAGTGGATTTACCACTACCTAGTACAGAATTAACTAAAGCTATCAGAGTTTGATTGAGCATAACCTAAATTTAATAAAAAAAGCTTGGAATACCAAGCTTAAGTTATTTTATTTCATTTTTTCAATTTTTTCTTTAGCTGCTTTTTTCTTTTCGTCAATTTCAGCTTTAGATTTTCTAAATTCTTCCATTGCTGATTTAACTTCTTCAAGCTGTTTTTCATATTCCATAAGAGCTTCGTTGGCATGTCGTTTTGCCTCAGATAAATTTTTATAAACACCTATAGTATTTTCTTTTAGAATTTCATCAAATACGGTAGATTCTTTTACCATATCCTCTTTAGTCTTATTTTTACCAGCTTTTTCAACTACATAAAATTTACCAATTTCGTCTACTGGAGAGTATTCTTCCTTGGTAATGTTTTCTAATTCTTCTTTAATAAGTTGTTTTAAATCAGATAGTTTCATATGTTATAAATATTATAAGAAATCCTTAGAGAAAAATTTTCCAAGAATATTATCATTAAAATATTTTTCAGGGTGTTCTAATACACCTGCCTGAAATAAGTACTTACATTCATAGTAAGTAAGGAGTTTTTTATTAGGAACCAATTCTAAAATCTCACGGGTAAAGTCCTCTTGTTTACCATCCTTTATGAATTCTAAAATTGGTTTAGCAGAGCCGTAATAAGTTTTCCAGTCAGATTCTTTTTGTACAACTTTTTTGGTTGGTTTTCTTCCTGGTCCTGTTTGTTCTGCTAGTTCCTTTTTAGTTAAAGCTTTTTTCACATTGTGATAAAGCGATTTTTTACCAATATAAGATTTACCCGTAGGTACGTGGGTTACAACGTATATGAAACCGAATGTATCGGTAGGCATATCCTCTATTGAATTTATAACTTTTTGTTTATATAACCAGTTATTCATTTTTTATCTATCTATATTAATTAAGATTGTTGTGTCTGTTGTTGGAGATGAAGGAACAGGTTGTGCTAATTTTCCTACAGCTAATAAGTTTTGATCTTCATCATATAAACCTACTGTTGTAATATAAGGTCCAAATTCAGGACTAGTAGCAAAACTATAAACAGTGCCATCTGAGCCTGATTGTATACTTGGGTTTAATGTGGCATTGAATTCATTTTCTCTTAAAGTACATTTATATTGTGTTTCAAAAATTGTAAGTGAAGAAGAGAATGAAACTGTTACATTAGAAGCAGTTACAAAATTTAATAAGAAAGAAGCATCAGTAC